AACTTGTCTAGAATAGTTTCAATATAGTCTGTCTTTTGTTTATCAATAACTGGTGATGTTCCTAAAAAGAATGTGTCTGTTGTAACTTTACGTGCAATAGGGAAGTCTTCTATCACTTGTTTAGGATCCATCAAACCTTGATAAGCTGGTTGAAGCATAATGTTGCCTGCAAAATAAGGTCTTGTTTGAATCATATTAGCTTCAAAGAACTTACAAATGTCTGATCTTTTGAATGGAGCACCATCTTTAACTGTTACAGGAAATGCAAACCAATCAGGGTCTGATCCTGGTTGTGCTTTATGTAAGTGGAAATATTGTTCATACTTAGAGAATGCTGTAAACAAGTTACGATAGTTCTCACGTCTTTTTTCACCAATCTCTTTTAGCTTAGTCATTTGTACTAAGCCAATAGATGCTTGTAGTTCAATTGGTTTTAGATTGTAACCAATCTCTTCATAAACGTATTTGTGATCAAAGATATCGTCAGGCAGTGCAGGAAGCCAATTGCTAAACCTACAACCACATGTACCGTTCTCTAATAAGTTTTGTTTGCCAATACAATAACAACCACGACCCCACTCTCTAAAGCTACGAACAATTGTCTCTAGATTAGAATCATTCATTGCAACAAATCCACCTTCACCAGTTGTCATGTGATGCGCTGGGTAGAATGAACAACTTGCCATTGTACCAAACGATCCTAATTGTTTTCCTTCAAATGTTGATCCTAATGCATCGCAACAATCTTCTAGTAACACTAACTTATACTTCTCTACAATCTCCATCAACTTATTCATGTTTGGAGGATTGCCAAGCACGTGAGCAAATGTAATGATCTTAGCATCAGGGTGTTTAATACACGCCTGTTCTACTTGATCTAGGTCTAAATTCAATGTATCAAGCTCAATGTCTACAAAGATAGGATAAAATCCTACTTGAAGTATTGGATTGATTGTAGTTGGAAAACCTGCAATAGGAGTAATAACCTTTGTGCCTTTAGGTAAGTTAAGTCCACGTTTAGAAGTCATGGCTAACATCATTGCTAAGTTAGCACTTGATCCACTGTTAACAAATAAACCCCACTCTTTACCAAAGTGTTTAGGGAATGTTCTTTCAAACTTATTGGCTTCAGCTCCAAGTACTAACCACTCACCTAATAATGTTTTAACTGCAGCAACATACTCTTTAGAGTCAAAGTAAGGACCTGCATACTGTACCCAGTCTTTGCCTGGTCTCCATTCTTTTTTACTGTGCTTTTCGTCAATATACTTTTCTACTAACTCTAAAATTTCTTTCATAGTACTGAATATAACGTGTTTTGTTTCTCTTGTCTTTCAATTGTTTTAGGATGAATCAGGCAATAGAATTCCTCGGCTGGAAACATGGCGTAGGTATCATGACCTGTCAAAACCTCATGGACCTTGTTGACCCAATTGATCTTGGGTGAGTTCTGTAAGATCCTTGTCTGGTAGTCAGGGAAGTTTACCCACCCTTTCTCGTCCACTCTCCACCTCCACATATCAATATGCTGCTGAGTCAGTCCATCTACTGTGTTTATCCTAGGTAGTAAAAATAAATGAATTGTTGGATTTTCTTGCAAAATAAGATGCAAGTCTTGTATAAATTCTTCTTTCAAGTATTCATCAGCATCTATTTGAAAGATCCACTCACCAGAACAATTACTCTTAAGATTATTCTTAAAAGCTCCAAAGTTACCAGCTAAAGGAAATTCAACTAATCTAACATTATCTTTGAACTTATCAACTACTTCATAAACCTCTCTAGTTGTATTACCATAATCTGCTTGAACTACAACCTCGTCTTCTGGTCTTTTACATTTGATTAATAGCTGTAGTAACCTATCTAACTCTTTGTGCTCATTACAAACTGGTATAGCATAACTGATTCTCATATTTGTCAATCATTTAGGTCGAACAGTCCTACATAATCACAAGCTTCAAAGTAACCTGCTTGACCAAAGTTCTCTAATGTTTTAGAATCTGACTTGTGTGTTTTACCTTTGAACTTAGGCATCTCTTTCTCTTCTTCTGTTAGTAGAACAGATTTGATAGCGCTCCACTGCCAATCATCTTTAGAAGATCCATTAGCAAATACTGTGCCAACTCCATCGATGTTTACAACATTAGGGTACCATACACGCCCTTCTTCATCTTTATATTTAATATCTTTATAAAGTTCAGGTAGTTCTTGCTCGTATGATTCAAAGTCAAACTCACCTTCTCTAATTAGATCAGACGTATTGAATCCACAACCTAAACAAGAGTATGCACTATGAAACTCATTGATTGGTGTTTTGTAACAAGCTAACGCTTCTTTACATTTAGGGCAAGTAATTAAATTATCAGTCATTTAGTAATTCTTTATCGTTAGTTGAATTAGTGTAATGCCAAGCACCACTACCTGTTGAGAATGCGGTGCCTGTACTAGTAATTCCGAATCCTCCAACACCAATAGATACTGAATTTGGATAGTCGTTTACTTTATCCAACTCTTCTACAATAGCTTCCCATTGCGCTGGTGTAACATTATAGGGATTTGCTGCTTTAGCAAAACCTTTTAACCATATTACGAACTCTTTATGTGTCATGCTTTTTTAAGTTTAGGTAGTTCTATTTTCTTTAATTGAGGAAGTTGCATTTGAGGTTGAGTTGACTTAGGAATTCTATCAAAATAGTATTTAACTAACTCTCTCATTTTTTCAAAGCTAAAGTTCTCTCTTGAGATCTTAGCTTGCCTCTTAGCTAACTCTTGATACTTGTCATACTTTTCAAACACATCTTTCAAATAGTGTTTAGCTTGACTAAGATCAGGGCTAAACCATTGACCTTCTGGAAGTATGATACCTTGAACGTGAGTAGATGGGTGAGTTGGTTTTAGTTCACCTCCTAATTGGCATGTGAATTCTTTATCAAGATAATCTGTTTGACCTGACCATCCTGATACAATGATAGGTTTCTTAGCTAATGAGAATTCAAGAAGAGGTCTACCAAAACCTTCACCTTTAGTTAAGTTAAACATTGCTTTAACCTTAGGGTGATTATAAAGATAGTTAATGTCTTTGTCGTCTAATTCACCATGAAGTAAATAAACGTTTGGTAGTTTTCCTTTAACTTGACTTCTAATATCATCAATCTTCTTCAACATAGAATCTCTGTCCATAATACAAGCACCTGCGCCAGATACTTTCATGATCAAAGCAGGCTGATTCTTTTTGTCTTTAAATGTTTCTAAGAATGTCTTAAGCATTAGACCAACATTCTTTCTATCTTCTCCAATTTCACCTTGAAGCCAATGTCCTACAAATAAGAAACAGAAACTCTCTTTTATATTATCTAATTCTTCTACTAATTCAGTAGACTCGATATGTTCATCTTCAATATAGAAGTATGTGTCTAGATCAACGCCTTCAAATAGTACTTCAACTGGTTTTTCTAGTTTAACGTTTTCAATAGGTTGATTAGTATTCTTATCTACCTTTTGATAATTACTCTGCTGAAATACGGTTTTGGTATGCTTGGAAGATACTAGAGTGAGATCCATTCTATTAAGACCTTCGATCCAAGGAGCATCAGCTAAAGTTGTTTCAACACCTGCTGTTACACCAATATTATAAACTCCAATTGGCTGAAATTCATTTGGTATAGTTATCTGAATCCAAACATCTGGCTTTCTTGGTAGCTCAGGAGAATTTTGAATCATAGGAAGTAACCATCCCCATTCTTCTTTATTCTCTTCAATATAACCCCAAGGAGTTACTCCCCACCTTTGGCTTAATATTCTAAAATCGTATTCGTCTTTCTTAACTTGATATAAAGCTTTAAAGAAGTCTCTAGCTCTAGCTCCATAACCAGAATAGGTATCAATAGGGCAAGATACAATGCACAACTGTTTCATATTAATAAACTAATGGGTGTACAATTTTGTTTTTAGGTAACTTTTCTATTTTAATCAATTCAAACTTCTTTCTTGGTTTGAACTTCTCTATAGTTTCATCGAGGCAGCTAATTACATTATCACACATGTGTTTAGCACTCATCATAGATTCTTTAGATAGAACCCATTCACGACCTGCCATACCTCTTTCAAATCTTTCTTCTGCTGGCATATTATAGACTTGCTCTATTGCTTTTGCAGCATCTAGATAACTACAGCGATCATCTATAATGTATGGTGTAGGAATAGATCCAACTATACTTTGATTTGTTGGAAATAAAGGTACAGCCCACTTACCATGTTCTTTATATGTGCCATAGTGATTAGAACAGAATTTATCATCAAAATCAATCCATTTGCCGTTCTCGTCAACGAATCTCATTTGATCTTGCATGCCTCCTGTTACTGTTGCTGTAATCATTTTACCA